AGTGGTTATCCTCGTCCGGGACCACGGTGCGGCGGACATGGATCAAGCTGCGGTCCAGGTCCACGCAGTCCCAGCAAAGGCCCAGGATCTCCGAGCGGCGCATCCCCAGCCAGACGGCCAGGAGAATTGGCACCTCGCAGCTGTCCCCCTCTATGGCCTGGATCAGCTTGCCGATGTCCTCCGGCTGGAGGTACTGCTTGACCGGCTTGACCACCTGGGGCAAGCGGACGCCAAAAACATCGATTCCGCACTCCTTGAGCACGGGGCGGATCAGGCCGTAGGCATTGGCCACGGTCTTGGCAGAGACCAGCTGGGCCTCCTGATTGACGGCCCGCTGAACGTGGGCTTTGGTGATTTGGTGGACGTCGCACTGCATAAGCTGGGCAAAGCGGTGCTTTTGGGTGGTGCGGTAGCCCCGTATAGTGGCGGGAGACAGGACAGCGGCCTTGCTGGTGATATACTCCTTGATGGCCTGGTTTAGCGTCATGCGCTCCGGCGCGTGCTCTATCTTGGCCCCGGCCTTGACGGCTGCGGCCTGCTGCTCCGCCTCTTTTTTGGTGGGGGCGGTGATGGAGATCCTCTCCCCTGCCACCATCATGTATATGTTCCAGCTCCCGGAGGGGAGCTTTTTTGCCTTGGGTATTTTCATGGGGTCCTCCTGCTCCGCAAACTGGCGGAGCTTAGCCGATACACTTAGAGCAAGGGGTCAGGCCCATGCCGATGGCAGTATCCAGAGGGACGGGCCAATAGGTGCCACCGTTACAATGGGGGTCATTGTGATATTTGAATCCGGTACGAGTGATATAGGTCTGCTTTGCGGCGGCGGGAGCCTCCGGAGCCGTCAGGCTGACAGTCTGGGTGGCGCCGTCCCATTGGACCGTATAGCCCACAAGTTTGGCCACACTGGCCACGGGCAAATAAGTGGTGCCGTTGATAATAAAAGGCTCTGTGGGCGCTCCGGTGGAGTCGGTGATCTGGACAAGCTCCCCGTCTACCTTGAGCGAGATCCCATTAAAATACAAGGTCTCTGTGCGGGCGGATCCGGCGGCCAGAGCCGCGCCGGTGAGGGACGCGGCGAGGGCACATCCGGCAAAAATCGCTTTCCAATTCTTTTTCATAACGCTATCTCTCCATTCTGTCTCAAAAATTGACACTATCTGTACTTGACAAACTGAAACAAGTGTTCTATTATAGAACATACCATGACAAGGGAGGCTGTGGCATGGACACAGAGACAGAGTTGATCCTTATTCTTTCCCGCCTGACCCCGGCCCAGCTTGACCTTTTTCGATCTGCTGCGCGACAGATAGCAGAGCAGATGCAAGGGCAGGGTTCTGACGACAAATAGACAACAGCTGTTGGAGATCCTCCGGCAATTCCTTTGCGAGCGCTTCGCCGTTTTCGGCGGGGCGCTCTTTTTTTATGTCTCCCGGTCCGGCCCCAGTCAAAAGATATTCGACAGAGACAGCGAAATGATCTGCAATCTTTTGCAACGTTTTAGGCCGTGGTGTCCCGCCCTGCCGCCATTGGGTGACAGACGAGGACGGCAGCCCCAACTCTTTTGCAACGCCATTGGGCGTTTTCCCCACTGCCTTGCAGAGGCCCGAGTATTGGTCAAAAAACATAAAAGCAACCTCATTTTTTTAGCTAAAACGAAAAACCTAAGAATTATGAGATAAACACATTGACAACCTCGTAATTATGAAGTATTATTATCTCGTAAACCTGAGATATGCTTAGCATATTACGGGCGCAAAATAACACAATCTCATAATACAAGCGCCCCTGTGGTTTGTCAATAATAAAAACTCATACCTATGAGGAAAAGGAGGCTGAAATATGAGTTTTTCTGTCGCCCGGGAAAAGGCCGGGCTGAACCAGACTGAGGTAGCCAAGGCGCTGGGGGTCAATCAGGCCTCCGTGTCCTACTGGGAGAGCGGCAAGACCCAGCCCCGCAGCGCACAGCTGCCGAAAATTGCCAAGCTCTACGGCGTGACCGTGGACGAGCTGCTGAGGGAGGACGAGCAAAATGCCGAAAGTTAAACTGGTTCGGGATGCGCAGGCGGAGCGCTGCAAGACGATCCGCACGATCATCAAGGCCAAGCAGGCCCAGCGGGACATCAAGACCCAGTCGGATCTGGCCGTGGCCTGCGGTATCTACCCCACGACGTTTTCTTACAAACTCCGCAACGGGGCGTGGACCTGCGACGACATCCGGGCGCTGGACAAGGTGCTGCGGTTTTCCGGGGACGAGATCGTCCAGATCGTGAGGTGCTGACCATGCGGGATCTATGTATCGCGGGCGCTGCCATGTTCAGCGCGGCGGGCATCACCTTTGGGGTGCTGAGCATCCTGGCCGACCGGGGCGACAGCTGGCGGCACGGATTTTTGACCGGGTGTCTGGCTATGTCGCTGACGGCTCTGCTGGGGGCCGTGGCGGCCAGCTGGGCAATGTGAGGAGGCGGACTTATGGACAGACGAGAGAGGACACGGCAGGAGCTGCGGAGAGAGCGCCGGGTGGGGCTTGCTTATCTGGCGGCCATGATCGGGCTGGTGATCTTGGGCAAATGCTTCTGGGATGCCCTGCTGGCGGCGCTGGAGGCGGCGGCATAGTGAGAGACATTGTGAGGGTAAAAACATGACAGTATTTGACTTTGTTGAGCGTTTTATTCTTTTCGTTATTCCCGGTGTCATTGCGTATAGTATGTTTTGCTATTTAACTGGCAAGAAGCCACTTGCAGCTTTGCTTAGTGTCTCCTATGTATTTATTGCATCAATATTTTCCTTTATAGTTGGAAATTTTTTGCTTCAACTCGTTAATTTCTTTCCATACATTGAGTTTCAACTGGTTGAAGTAACTCAAATCTTATCAGGGAATAACGGAAGACTTTCTTTTGCAGGAATCATATCGGCCACAATTGCTGCAATAATTCTTACATTTATCGCGGTATTTGTCTGGGATCAGAACCTACTATTCCGATTTGCTAATTTTCTTAATCTGTCACACAGAGCTGACAATAGCACGGTGTTGGACTATATGTTTGACCGTCAGCCGTGGATTGTTGTTCGTGACTATGTGACCGGAAATACATACTATGGAAAAGTTATAAAATATTCTGACAGTACCGAAACAAGAGAACTTTTATTAGAAGAAGTAAGCGTTTGGAGCAAAGCGGACGGTGAATATGAAATGAAAGAAGTATACCTTTCTCGTTTACCGTCTGAGTTTTCAATCGAAATAGATTATTATATCAAAGCAGAAAACGGAAAGTTGGTGGAGGAAAAATGACAGACAGACGAAAGAGGACACGGCAGCAGATGCGGAGAGAGCGCCGGGTTGGGCTGGCCTATCTGGCGGCCATGATCGGTCTGGTGATTTTGGGCAAATGCTTCTGGGACGCCCTGATGGCGGCGCTGGCACTGGCGGCAATCTAAACGACTTTATAGCTGCTGGGGCAGATGGCTCCTGCGGTGTGGGAGGGATCTATTTTGTGCAAGACTAAGACAATGACGCTGCCCGCGGCGGAGAGCGTCACGGACGATATCCTGGACCGGTTTGGGCCGGGGGAAGTGTGGCAGGTGGAGCGCCTGGGCAACCGCATTTTCCGGGTCTGGCTGACCTGCGGGGCGGTTGCGCTGGCTACGGTCGGGCAGGACGGCGGACTGACCATCCAGGTCATGGAGGGCTGGGTATGAGCGAGGAGCGGACGATCCGCACAGGGCCGCGCAAAGGGTTTGTGGTGCTGTACAGGTCGGCGGCCCAGGATGCCCGTCTATCCCTGGAGGCCAGGGGCCTGCTGGTGATGATGGCAAGCCTGCCGGACAACTGGTCATATAGCGAGACGGGATTGGCCAACAAGGCCGGGTGCGGCCGGCAGAAGGTCAACCGGATCCTGCGGGAGCTGATCGACGCCGGTTATCTCCTGCGGGAGCAGCGGCACGGTGAGCACGGGAAATTCGCCTCCTGCACCTACGTTTTGCAGGAGGAAGCCCCAGCCGGAAAGGCAAAAAAAGAACCGTTGTATGAAAAACCGTCAACGGCTCAACCGTCAACGGTTAAACCGTCGACGGGAAATCAGGCACTAAATAATAAAGAAGAAAAGAATAAAGAAATAAATCCCCCCCTTACCCCCCAGCGGGGGGCGCGGACGGAGCGCAAAAGCAAGTACGATCTTGCGGAGGACGCCAAGCCCATGCTCAAGTCTTACGTTGGGGATGATCGGGAACTGGCCCTCATGCTGGTGGAGTTTATCGGGACCCGGGAGAAACTGCGGGCCATCAACTCCAAACGGGCGCTGGCCATCCAGCTGGAGACGCTGGACAAGCTGAGCGGCGGAAACCGGGACCGGAAGATCGAGTTGCTGAAACAGAGCATCGGAAACAGCTGGAAAGGCATTTTTCCGCTGAAGGCTGGCGGACGGCCTGCCCCGGCGGAGCCGGAACGGCTGGAGCTGGTGCAGGGTCCGGGGGTGTATGACCTATGAGCCAGACACCGAGCCGATACTATGAGGCCCAGGTGGGCGTGCTGGGCTCCATGCTCATCGACGGGGCGCACACGGCGGGCCTGGTGATGCAGGGGGTGCAGGCAGAGGATTTTACCGGCCCCAACCGGGCGGTATTTGACGCCTGCCGCAAGCTGTTCCAGGCCGGGAAGCCCATTGATGCTGTGACCGTCGGCCACCTGCTGGGGCCGGAGTATCAAAAGCTGCTGCTTGACCTGATGGATCTGACACCCACGGCGGCCAATGTGCGGGAGTACATCACCCTGACGGTGGAGCAGTCAAAGCTGGCCAAGCTCAAGGACCTGGGGGCCTCCCTGGTGGGCTGCGTGGACGCGGCGGAGGCCCAGAGCCTGCTGGCTCAGGCCAACCGGATCGCCGGAGGGCGGCCCAGCGTGCGGGTGGTGTCCATGGAGCAGGGGCTGCTGGATTTTTACGAGCGCCAGCGGACCGAGGCGGTACATATCCCCTGGGGCCTTCCCAAGGTGGACGGGGCCATGATGTCGGAGTTTGGGGATTTTATCATTTTGGGCGGAGAGCCATCCACAGGCAAGACGGCCCTGTCCCTGCAAATGGCATGGACGCAGGCGCAAAAACACCGGGTGGGTTATTTTAGCCTGGAGACCAAGCCGGAAAAGATCGTGGACCGTGCGGTGTCCGCTGCTGCCGGGGTGGACTTTGGCAGGATCAAGCGCCACAAGATGGAGCCGGAGGATTGGGAGGCATGCGAGGCCAGATCCTCCAGTATGGTGGGGCGCAAGCTGGATATCATCCAAGCGGGCGGCCTGTCGGTGCTGGACATCCAGGCCATGACAGCGGCGGGCCGGTACGAGATCATCTACATCGACTACCTCCAACTGGTGGCGCCGGAGGACCGGCGGCGGTCGGACGTTGAGCAGGTGACGCAGATATCCAAGGACCTGCACACTCTGGCTCAGACCACGGGGGTGACGGTGATTGCGCTGTCCCAGCTGGCGAGGCCCCAGACCGGACAAGGCAAGGTCAAGTCCCCTGGGATGCACTCTCTGCGGCAGTCGGGACAGCTGGAGCAGGACGCCGACGGGATCCTGCTGCTGTATCTGGAGGAGCCTGGAAACACGAGGGCGCGGCGGTGCCTGCAAATCGCCAAAAACAAGGAGGGCGAGGCCGGAGGAGTGGACTATCTGGCCTTTGACGGAGCCCACCAGAGATTCCGGGAGTCCCTGGCCCAGGCGGCCAAGCCTATCCCGGACAAGCCGGTGCAGACGGCATTTTACGACATCCCGGGGAGCGTCCCGCTGCCCTTTGACGACACTGATGAGGGCAAGGACGGGGTGCCATTTTGAGGAGGACGAGCATGACAAATTGTGAGATTGTAAATGCTCTGCGGAGCATGGAGAGCCGCAGCAAGCGGGCGATGCTGGAGGAGGAAAACGAGTTGCTGCGGCGCAGGCTGGAGATCTTTGAGGAGTTCGTGTTGCAGCAGGCCCGGCCGGAGGATCTGCGTGTCCGCCTGGACGACGGGGCCTACCTGCCCCAGCGGGCCCACGACACCGACGCTGGGCTGGACTTGCGCACGCCGGTGGACACCTACGTCCGGGCCGGAGACAGTACGGTGATCGACACCGGGGTGCATATCCAGCTGCCGCCCGGGACGGTGGGGATGCTCAAGAGCAAAAGCGGACTTAACACCAAGGACGGGATCGTGTCCGAGGGCGTCATTGACGAGGGCTACACCGGGACCATTACAGTCAAACTGTACAACCACGGCACCGAGGCCAAGCAGTTTACCCGGGGCGACAAGATCACCCAGCTGGTGGTGCTGCCGGTGCTGTACGTCAACCTGGAGCTGACGGAGGAGATCCAGGGCGGAGACCGGGGCGACGGTGGGTTTGGGAGTACGGGGCGATGATTAAATGTGAGCTTTACCACGACAACTTTCAGAATTTCAAGCGCTATGATATCCCAAAAGCTCAGCTTGTGATCGCGGATATCCCGTATAACATTGGAGCGGATGCCTATGCCAGCAATCCCATGTGGTATCAGGGCGGCGACAACAAGAACGGGGAAAGTAAGCTGGCGAAGCAGAGCTTTTTCCACACCGATGGAAGCTTTAAGATTGCAGAGTATATGCACTTTTGCAACCGTCTTCTCCGGAAGGAGCCGAAAGAAAAGGGACAGGCCCCGGCCATGATCGTGTTCTGTGCCTTTGAGCAGATACAGACCGTGATTGAGTACGGAAAGAGGTACGGATTTGCAAAAAGCTATCCGCTATTTTTCTGCAAGAACTATTCCGCACAGGTGTTAAAAGCCAACATGAAGATTGTTGGTGCCACAGAATTTGCGGTGGTGCTGTATCGGGATAAACTTCCCAAGTTCCGAAACATCGGCCCTGACGGGAACAAACACATGGTTTTCAACTGGTTCCCTTGGGAGAGGGACAATCGGAAGGAATATCCCAAAATCCATCCCACCCAAAAACCAGTCGGAGTTCTGAAACGGTTGATTGAGGTTTTCACTGATCCGGGGGATGTGGTCATTGACCCCTGTGCTGGCAGCGGCTCAACCCTTCGGGCTGCCTACGAATTAGGGCGGAACGCCTACGGGTTCGAGGTGGACAAGAGTTTCCACGAGGCAGCGAGAGAAAAGATGCTTGCTCCCGCATTAAGCCAGATAAATTTGTATGGGAGTATGGGGAGGTAAGGCATGAACATCGTATCTTTCGGCGGCGGCACCAACAGCACCGCCATGATCATCGGAATGTATCTGCACAAGATACCCATTGACCTGATCCTGTTTGCGGACACGGGCGGAGAGCAGCCCCACACCTATGCGTTTATCGAGACCTTTAACAGCTGGCTGGAGAGACATGGACTCCCGAAGATCGTCTCCGTGGAGTACCACGATAAGAACGGGAATCGGCTGACGCTGGAACAGGAGTGCCTAAACAGCGGAACGCTGCCCTCCATCGCCTATGGGTTTAAGCGATGCTCGTTAAAGCACAAGATCGGCACGCAGGAAAAATTCTGCAACAACTACCAGCCATGCAAGGACGTGTGGGCCAGCGGGAAGAGAGTCCACAAGTTTATCGGATACGATGCCGGTGAGACCCGGCGCGTCCAGCACGCAGCTCCGGCGGACGAGGCGAACAAAAAGTATGAGAACCACTATCCCCTCTATGTGTGGGGCTGGACCCGGGATGAGTGCGTGCGCGTAATTGAGCGGGCCGGACTGCCCAGGCCCGGGAAAAGCTCCTGTTTCTTCTGTCCATCCATGAAAAAGAAGGAAATACAGGCCCTGTGGGAGAAATATCCGGATCTGTTCCGCCGGGCGGTGGAGATCGAGCACGGGGCGGAAGCGACGAACGTTAACGTCAAAGGGCTTGGACGTAACTGGTCTTGGGAGAGCTACTATAACGAGTTCATGGCAAACAAGGATCTTGAGGACGCACAGATCACCTTTGACGAATTATTCCAGGACAGCCCTGGCGGCTGTCTTTGCGGCGCTCCGTGCGGGTGCTGCGACG